AACTTAACCGATGTCCTTCGCTATGAGGAATACCAGATAAGAACCGAAGGCAAGCTTCTCCAGGAAGCGATTAAGGGCGATGCATATCGTGCGGGTATATCTACCATAAGCGCAGTACGCAAACAAAAGGTACGCCGAAAAGATGGCCTTGCTAAGTACATTAACAAGTTCGCCGATAACATTCTCCGCCCCGAAACAATGGCAGCGCATACAGTTGGTTACGATGATGACAATCCCTTCTATAAGGCGGTTAAGGGCTTGGAGCAAGGCGCAACGAAGGCAATAGCCTGGGCTAATGATATGCAGTCAAGGTTCTACGAGTTCACTAATGACGCCAAGTTCGTTAAGTTCTTGAACGGACAAGACGGGACGAGAATCAAGCTCAGCGGACACGATAAGGATGGGAAGCTTCAGACGGTTGATATAATCCCCGGAATGCGCGTGTCATTGTACTTACATTCTCAGTGCAATGGCAATATGAAGCACATTACTAATGGCGGATTGGTTATCCCCGATGCGAATCTTTATGTCAAGGGCGAGTATGATGCGGCATATCCCAATGGGGCAACGCTTCGTCTTTCGCCGGCTGATGTTAAGGCAGTAACTGATGGAATGACTGCTAAAGAGAAAGCTCTTGCTCATACGACAGCGAAGTTCTTTAAGGATGCGGGAATAGACCTTCAGGCAGCGCACGATGAGTCGCAAGGCTATTCAATGCGCTTGGTTAATAACTATTATCCTATCAACGTTAATAAAAACTATCTCCGCGCTGATTGGACAACGATGAAGCGCGATGGCTCTATCGAGGGAATAGGCTCAATGAAGCAACGTGTACAGGCTTCTAACCCCATTGATCTACGCGATGTAATGAGTTTGGTTAACGAAGCAATCAATACTGACGCGAAGTATATAGGCCTATCAATCCCGATTAGAGACTTTAATCTCTTATGGATTACTCAGCTTCCCGGCTATGCGGATTCGGTTTCAGCTGCGGTTGAGTCGGTGTTCGGTAAGACAACGAATCAGTATTACGAGAAGCTTCTCTCTGATCTACAGTTCCCGCGCAAGACGAGTAGCGTATATGACAAGATACGAAGCAATTATGCAGCGTCGATTCTTACTCTTAACATGCCGGTAATGATTAAGCAGACGCCTTCGTACTTTATCGGAGCGGCGGAGCTGGGAATGGATATATGTCTTAAGGCCTTCAAGAGTATGGGCAAGATGTCCGATGAGTACGTCAAGAGGATGTATAAGGTATCTCCGCTCCAGGAATATCGTGAGAAGGGATATTCAACGGTAGAGCTTGGAGATGTTAAGACCTTCAAGGGTAATATCCCCGCAATACTCAAGGGCATTCAGCGAATGGATATCCTTACCACGCGTAAGCTATTTAAGGCGAGTGAATTGTATGTGAAGAAGTATTATCCCGAGCTTAGCGGAGACGCGTTCTGGAAGAAGGTAGGCGAGGTACATACGGATGTTATTACCAAGACACAGCCTAACTATACCACAATGCAAAGGCCCGGAGTATTAAGGAGCGATTCGCAAGTGGTTAAAGCGTTGGCGATGTTCCTTACTCAGCCGATACAGAACCTTAATGTGCTTATTGAAGCAACCGGTAACCTTAAGGCAAAGTACAATGAGTACAAGGCCGGGGGAGATGAGAAGGCATACAAGGAAGCGAAGAAGAAGTTCGCCAGAGCATATGCCGCATATAACGTGTCGAATATCACTTTCAATCTTATCTCAACACTCCTTGGCTTATGGATTAATGGTAACGAGAAGGATTATCAGGATGAGGAAGGTAATTTCAGCTTCGGCAAGTTTATGAAGGCGGTAGGCGTGGGAATGCTTAATTCCACCTTCGGTATGATTCCCCAAGGCTCAACACTTGCGGAGTTTATTGAGAGCCGAATCGATAATGCACTCGAAGCAAGCGGTAACGAAGCATTCTTTAATGCGACATACTATGGAATATCAAGTCCGTTCTTTGAGTCGATAGATAGTTTCCTCAGCGCGATCGGTAGCTTATCGGATAATGCACAGAAGTTCTTTACAGGAGACAAGACACCTGCAACGGTTGAGAGCTATGCGAGAAGCATATATTCCTCGGTAGAATCCATATCGCAAATGTTCGGTATACCGACCAAGAACGTGCGTAAGCTTATAACAGCAATGGCAAGGACTTGCTTTAAGACGCTCGAAGGCAAGTATGATGGCGAGTATATGGCGCTTCGTATGAGTACCGATGCAAGCAAGTATCCACAGGATTACTACGATTTGCTCTTTGCCGCATACAAGAATGACAAGGAAGGCTACGAGGAGATCTATGGCAAGATTCAGGATGATGCTGTGCTATCAGAGGTTCTCACTTCCGATAAGATTCGCTCCGCAATGGAGAAGCGTATGAAGGAAGCAGAAGGCGTAGAGTCCGTAGGCGACCTCGAAAAGAGATGGCTTGCACCTGGAACCGAGAGCGATAAGTACGATAGCGTGATGGACAGCGTAGGCACGAGCAAGGCATACAAGGCGCTTCCCGAGGTTGACCAGGCACGTGTAACGGATAAGGTATATTCCTGGGCTATCGGCAAGAACGAGAAGGCTGACGAGATAACCGAGAAGGTTGATGCTAAGGGTTATTATGGGTATCTGGTTAACCTATATGCTGCGGACAATGCACATGGCGATAACGATAGCTATAGTATGAGCGAGAAGGCGTATGCGCTTAGCAAGAGCGACCTAACAAGCGAGCAGAGGAATTATATCTGGAAGGTTGAGAATCCCAATAGCAAGACGACCTACGCGCAGTATCTCAATTCCAAAGCGTACAAGAAATGGAAATAAATCCACTATAATAAACCGTCATAAAAAACAAGAAAGGATTGGCCCGGCGGAGATCGTTGGGCCTTTCTTTTAACGTGGGCGAAAAAAATAACAAATAATGATATGTTGAGCGCATAAAGGGGGTACCTTTATGGCCGAGAAGAAACAAAAAACCGCTAAGACCGGCGTTAGCAACAAGTGTACCGACAAGGAATTGATATTTATATCCAAGTACCTTGAAAATCACAATGCTACGCAGGCCTACCAGGAAACCTACGGAAGCAGTTATTCAACTGCGATGACCAGTGGATGCAAGCTCCTTAAGCGCAAGCGCGTAGCCGATGAGGTCGCGAAGCGTAGGAAGGAATTATATGAGTCGCTTGATCTAAGCCTTGAAGCAATCTATGCCGAGTGGGCGAAGATTGCCTTTGCCGATGCGCATAATCTCGTTGAGAGCGATGGCAATAGGCTAAGGATTAAGGACAGCGCATATTCATCCGCTATATCCGAGATAACGATTAACACGAACGGAAGCGTTAAGCTGAGGATGCACGATAAGGCGAAGGCTCTTGAGCATCTGATGGAGCTTGCGGGAGCGGATACGGATAATGCCGAGCGCAATATAATCGTATTGCCCGAGGTTGACAATGGCTAACATATTCTGGAAACCTCAACCAAGGCAGGAAGCCTTTATGCGTAGGAACGAGTATGAGTGCCTATATGGTGGCGCTGCAGGTGGTGGCAAGAGCGATGCGCTACTTGTAGAAGCCTTGCGTCAAGTACACATTCCGCACTATAGAGGAATCATATTCCGCAAGACCTATCCAATGCTGACCGACCTGATAGACCGAAGCCTTGAGTTATACAAGGTGGCATATCCTGGCGCGAGATATAACGGTTCGAGCCATTGCTGGACATTTCCAAGCGGAGCGAAGATCTATTTCGGCAATATGCAGCACTCACAAGACCGTACCAATTACCAAGGAAAGCACTACGACTTCATCGCATTTGACGAGCTTACTCAGTTCACCTGGGATGAGTATTCATACATGATGTCGCGTAATAGGCCGAACGGTGCCGGCACAAGAGTCTATTTGAGAGCGTCTGCTAATCCAGGCGGAATCGGACATGGCTGGGTTAAAGAACGCTTCATCAGTGCGGCAGAACCTATGACACCTATTACGGAATCGTATGAGGTAGCAAGCCCTACCGGCGAGACACTAAAGTTCGAGGGCAAGCGCATATTTGTTCCAGCGTCAGTATTCGATAATCAACGATTGCTTGAGAATGATAGTCAGTATATAGCAAGGCTTGCGGCACTTCCCGAAGCGGATAGGAAGGCGCTTCTCTATGGTTCGTGGGATTCCTTCAGCGGACAAGTATTCACTGAATGGAAGAATGACCCGAAGCATTATGATGACCGTAGATATACGCACGTGATCAATCCCTTCCGTCTACCAGATAATTGGGCGATATGGCGAGCATTCGATTTCGGTTATTCAAGACCTTTTGCTTGTTGCTGGTTTGCCATCAATGAGAGCGGCAAGGTATATCACATTAAGGAATACTATGGCTGGAACGGAGAAGCGAATCAGGGCGCCAAGATGGAAGTTAATGAGATAGCCAAGGAGATCTTCCGAATAGAGAACGAAGACCCTATGCTTCGTGGCAAGAAGATAATGGGCGTGGCAGACCCTGCGATATTCTCGAATAATGGTCAAGAGTCCATCGCGGGAATGATGGAGAAGTATAGAATATTCTTCTCGCCGGGAAGGAATAACCGACTTGAAGGCAAGATGCAATACCATTATCGTTTGGCCTTTGACGAAGAAGGGAATCCTATGTTCCAGGCATTCAATACGTGCAGAAACTTTATAAGGACAATTCCTTCGCTCGTATATGATGCCAAGAACGTTGAGGATATAGATTCCTCTCAGGAAGACCATATATATGATGCGACAAGATATATGCTTATGGAACACGTAATAGCTCCAAGGCGTAACAATATAATGAGAATTAAAGACCCGCTCGATAGAGAGATATGGGTTGAAAAACCTAAAGTAGAGGTAATCAACGTATGATAGGTAGAGAACAAGTACAACACGCAATGACCACTCTTGAGAAGTACAAGACGGGTAAGGTATGCCTTGAGAATCGTATCGTAGAGAACGAGAGATGGTATAAGGGCAGACATTGGGAGAATATCCGTAGCGAGAAGGACTTAACACCTACTTCCGCGTGGATGTTCAATGCGCTGGCGAATAAGCACGCCGATGCCATGGATAACTATCCCGCACCTGCAGTGCTGCCGCGCGAGGAAAGCGACATGCAAGTTGCTGAAGCACTATCAAGCGTGCTTCCAACACTACTTGAGTATAACGAATTTCCCAAGACATACTCGGATGTATGGTGGTATAAGCTCAAGAACGGTACAGGCGTATATGAGGTAGTATGGGATAATACTCTTGACAATGGGCTTGGCAATGTGGCTATTCGCAAGGCCGACCTTCTTAATATGTTCTGGGAACCGGGCGTTACCGACATCCAAAAGTCTCCGCATTTGTTTCACGTGGAATTACGCAACAAGAAAGAGCTTGAAGAACAATATCCCGATATGGACTTTAACGCGGGAAACAATTCCACCATCACACAGTATCGCCACGAGGAGACCATTGATATCTCGGGCAAAGTGCTTATAGTTGATTGGTATTATAAGAAGCGCGGAAAGCTTCACTTCTGTCAGTTCGCCAATGAGAATATATTATTTGCGACCGAGAATAATCCGGAGCAATATCCGAACGGCTTTTACGAACACAATAAATATCCATTCGTATTCGATGTTCTCTATCCCGAAGCTGATGGGCCGGTAGGCTTTGGCATTATCGACTTGATGAAGGACTGCCAGACTTACATTGACCGACTTGATGAGTCCATCCTTCAGAACGCGCTGGTATCATCGCGTAAGAAGATAATCATCCGCGGAGACGGCTCAATCAACGAGAAAGAAATGGCCGACCCTTATACTACGATAGTACATTCCGATGCAACACTTGGCGAAGGCTCATATCGTGAGGTGTCATTCAATCCGCTTCCGCCGATCTACGCGAACATACTCCAGAGCAAGATTGCGGAGCTTAAGGAGACAAGCGGAAATAGGGACTTCTCCCAGGGCGCTGTTAGTGGCGGAGTAACTGCTGCAAGTTCTATCAGCTTGTTACAAGAAGCGGGAAGTAAGCTTAGCCGAGATATGATTAACGCATCATATAGGGCATTCGCCGAGATTAACTATCTTATCATTGAGCTTATCCGTCAGTTCTATACTGAGGAGCGCGTATTCCGTATCATAGGGGACGGTGGGTACAAGTTCGTACACTTCAGCAATCGCGAGCTTCTTCCTCAGTCGCAAGGCCACGATTTCGGCCTTGACCTTGGCTATAGATTACCGGTATTCGATGTATCGGTAACAGCGGAACACGAATCGCCTTATCGCACGTTATCGAATAACGAGCTTGCGCTTCAGTTCTATAAGCTTGGGTTCTTTAATCCGGCAATGGCAACGCAAGCACTGCCTACGGTTAAGATGATGAATTTCGAAGGCCGAGACAATGTTATGGAGTCTATCAGTAATAATTTCACGCTGTCTCAGCAAGTAGAACAGCTTACCCAGCAAGTAGCACAGTTATCGGCAGTGGTTGACGCACAGAACGGAACCACCATAAGCCAAGATGTTGAGGTTATGAATAGCGTACCAAAGGCACCTATGGCACAGGGCGAGGTTAAGACACCTGCGCCGACACAAGCGGAGAGAGCATCCGCGCTGGCAAGAGGTCAGGCGGCACCGAGATGATAAGCGTTAAGGTATCGGAGAAGGAAGATCTAACTGTTATCTCTATCCGAGGGCATGCGTGTTACGCACCACCGGGAAAGGATATAGTATGCGCTTCGGTATCATCATTATTCTACGCATTACTCACGACTGCCAATGTTGTGATGTCGGAAGAAGAACCGGGCAAGGCATACATAGTGATGACACCTAATCCCACCTTAACCAAGATGTTCAAGAACGGAATAGCTAATATTATCAAGGAGTTTCCCGGATGCGTAACGTGGGCGAAATAATAAGATAATTATGGTATGAATAATACGAGGTTAAACCTCTGACACTACGGAAAGGAACGTAAGAGATATGAATTATTTTAATTATCAGCTTTTTGCTGAAGAATCGGGCGAAGCAACTGCGGACGCCGCGCAGGAACAAGTGGGCGAAGAAACATCGGTAGACGCCATACCGGAACAAGAGACGACTCCTGATAGAGCGGCTGAGTTTGAGGCACTTATCAACGGAGATTATGCAGACGAGTATCACTCAAGAATGGAAGCGGCAGTACAAGGCCGCGTGAAGAATCTTAAGAGTCAGCTCGCAGCATATGACGAGATGAGCAGTGCATTATCCCAGCGCTATGGCGTAGGCAGTAACAATCCCGCTGAATTGCTTAAGGCTATCAACGAAGATCGTGCGTATATCCGCGAGCAAGCAGAGGAAAACGGAGTAAGCGAGGAAGTACAATCCCAGCTGAACGAGCTTAAAGCAATCAATGCGCGTAGAGAAGCTGACGAGATCGCAGCCAAAGTCGAAGCGGACATTGAGCGCACGAAGGCATTATTCCCGGACTTTGATATTGACGTAGAGCGTGCTAATCCTATCTTTATGCAACATATCAAGAACGGTAATGATATCGAGAGCGCATATAAGCTGGCACATTGGGATAACATAGTTGGCGGAGCTATTGAGAAGACTGCACAAGTCATTCACGAGAAGACCGTTAACAACATAGCTTCCCGCGCTGCAAGGCCTACCGAGAACGGAGCCACGTCTCACGCACCGGCAGCAAGCACAGTTAATCCTGGAGCGCTGTCATTAGACCAGATAGAAGATTATATCGCGAGAGCGAGACGAGGCGAATCAATCACTTTTAAGGGTTGACGCCAATTACACAGGAGGCAATTATGAATTTTCAGCTTTTTACAACCACAGCAGAAACAACCACATCACTTTCTAACGAGATGGCTGAGTTCTACAAGAACCAGCTTATTGAGCAGGCTAAGCCTAACCTCATTCTCAACAAGTTCGGCGATCAGTACAACATTCCGAAGGGCAATGGTAATACTGTATCCATCCGTAAGTTCACCAAGTACGCAGCAGCTACCACTCCTCTTACCGAGGGCGTAACACCTAATAGCCAGAGCAACGTAGTTGTTAAGTACAATCCTACAATCGCACAGTACGGTGCATTCGTAGCTGAGTCAGATCTCCTTGAGATGACCGCTGTTGACCCTATCATCTCTACCGATGTTGAGCTTGCAGCAGACCAGATGGCTCTTACTCTTGACACCGTAACATGCAACGAGCTTTGCGGCGGAACCAACGTCGCATATGCTCCTACCGTATCAGGCGGAACCGAGACCGCAGTTACATCTCGCTCAGGCCTTGATAAGACCGCTCTTATCAATACTGACCTTATCCGTAAGGCTGCAGCATACCTTAAGGGCAACGATGGTAAGACCTTCGATGGCGGATACATTTGCCAGATTCATCCCCACGTAGCAGCAGCTCTTATGAAGGACAGCGATGATTTCTGGGTACACGCTAACGAGTACGCAACACCTGAGATGATTAAGGCTGGCGAGCTTGGCAAACTTTTCGGAGTTCGCTTCATTGAAAGCTCAAACGCTAAGATTATCCGCGACACCACTTGCCCTATCGATACCGACCTGGCACCTGCGTTCGACAGCACAAAGGCATACTCCAAGGATGACCTTTGCTCCAAGTCAAGCAAGGTATATAAGGCTAAGGCTGATATCACTGCTGGTTCTTGGGATGCTACCAAGTGGGATGAGATGAGCGATGGCTCA